CTTGTGCCCTGCCCGCAGCTTGGCGGTTAGCGCATTCACATCCGTATTCAAGTCATTGTGCTCATGCTTCGCGGATGCCATCAGTCCATGATAGTAAGAGTACATGGAAGGTTGCTTAGACATCTCAGTTTCCATTTCATTTTGATTGATTTCAGAAATGGCTTCGGAGATTTGCTTGTAGTTGTCCCAACTAAAATTAGAAAGGAGTTCTGATAGATCGTTCATAGTTAGTATCTGGTTGGAGTATTTACTTCAGCACTATTAGAGTCTATCGAGGTAGAAGTCTCAACACTAATCGGATTGTTTTCTCTCAAAAAATCGTCGGAGGTCAACGGCATAGCTATATTAGACGGGAGAGCTTTAGGAAACTTTCTAGCGTAATCCTTTGCGGTTACTAGAGTTAGGTTGCCATCAAGGTCTGCCGCTATATAATCGCCAGGAATACCCTTAAAGGAACTCTTGCGGGGGTTGTTTTGGTTGGAGAGACAAAGCCCAAAAGGCTCATTAATTAAATAAAATTTTTGGGTTTTAGTTTGACGAACGAAGTCGTTTGGGGGGATTGTAGCAAATACATACTGCCCAAAGCGGATAAGAGAGATACGTCTCGGTTTTACTGGGCCTTTTTGAAATACATCATACACTTTTAGTCTGCTCATTTATAATCTCAAATAGTTTCTGGTTAAGGTTTATCAGCATAAGCCAACCTCTAGAAATTAAGGTAGTCATCTCCTCATTAGTATGAGTTGGAACAATACCTGTCTCCTCATGGCCCCCCAAACCACAAAGCTCAAGGACAATGTGAGTAAGCTCATGAACCAGAGTCTCTCTGGCTGTCTCATGATCCATATCCTTCTCCAAAGAAATAATTCCTTTATCGAAATCTGCGGAACCAAAACACTTCTCATTAGCTTCCTTTAATCCTCTCTTGATATTTAGTGTGTACGAACGATATCCAACCAAAACTTCTGTTATAGACTCTTCAGCCAGTCGCTCTACAATGTGATGTTCTTTATCATTCGGCATCAAAACCCCCTTCAATCTCAGTCATTCTAAGTGTACCATAATCAACACCCATATGCACGCAAAACCTCGGCCTACCGTTCCGAGACTTCATTACATAGGCACGCATGACTCCGTTATCGAATTCCTCCTCCGACTGGTTCAATGACATAGCGAAGTCGCATGTACGGATTTTGCCATAGCTGTCTCCTAGCTCTGCGTCAGTGATTACTGTAACCATACGTCCTTGCCTGTTGGTTTGCGTGGCAGTCCACACAAGAATATTAAACTCCATAGCCACACCACGAATCTCTTCTGCAATGCGCTGCTGCGCCTGATACTCTTTATCAATATCCCTCACAGGGCGCAGGAGTTCCAAGTAATCAATAATTACAAGGTCAGGGCTGAACTCGTCGTAGTTTTGTAGCTGAACCAGAAGGTTACGGACGGTGTTTGATGACGCCTGACCCGTAGGGAACTCCTTAATTACTAGGTCGCTGCCTGGGAACCGCTCCTTAAACATCTCCAACCTCTCCTTGACAGTAAGCTGCGAAGAAGGATCCTTGAGCTTGAACTGCGGGACAAGCGTAGTCACCGAGTCGAACCGCTGCGCGATCTTATCCTCGCTCATCTCCAGAGAGACATACAACACCTTCTGGCCCTCCATCATCGCCTGGACACCCTGGTTTACGAGGTACAGCGACTTGCCCACCCCAGGGGGAGCCACAACCATCGCCAGTTCCTTCTTACCTAGCCCCCCTTCAAGTGACCTGTCTAGCGAAGGAAGCACAGTCTTGTACTTCTCCTTCTTCTCTTCGTTGAAGGTACGATCCCATCGCATATGGATGTCTGAGAAGTAATCTTGTCCAGTGTCCACATCTCGATGGATGAGGAGGGCCTCCTTTACCAGAGCCTCAACCTCTTCCATCCGGTCCTCTTGGACCAACGAGATGCTTTCCGCAATAGCAGACTTCATGGCTTCCTTCTTAGCGAAAGTCTCCACGATGTCCAGCATGTACTCCGAGTTACTAATCGTAGCCTCATCAAGGCCGTTGATGTAGGTAAGCTCGTCGTCATAGTCTGACACGCTTTCCCTGGACCCAAGCTTATCCTTCACATCCTGAAGGATAAACTCATCCGTAGGCAGCTTGCCGTACTTTTCATAGTAGTTACGAACAGTTGTAAAGATCCGCGCATGAGACGGATACTCAAAATGATCCGGCTTTACGAGGTTGACGATTTGCAGGTAGAAATCCTTGTCGGACTTAAGGAAATAAAGGATTCCACGCTGAATATTGTCAGAGAAATCGTAAGCCATTTTATTATTGTTGCTTCTGTGGTTTCGTAATGTCTAGTTTAGTGCTTCCGATATCTTTGGCACCCTTCTGGTTAGCTACATCATACGCTTGTTGCGTCAGTTTTCCAGCCCTTTCTATCTTTTCTGATGTCTCTTTATCAGAAAGCTTCTTCACATGACCATCCTCAGCTAATTTTTCATAGTTGATATGGGCAGATTTGTAGCGGAATTGCTCATTGTCCATAGCATCCTTGCTGCCCTGAATACTATCGGTCAGCCAGCGATCTGCGGCGGTTTTGTCCCAACCTTTTTCTGCGTGTTTTTTAAACCTTTGCCTTACAGTATGAAAATCTCTATCTTCTCCCCAGCTATGCTGTAGGTTTTGATTTGCAAAATACCGTTCCGATAAAGACTTACACTTCGGACAGCGGGTTCTGTCGGGAGCTTTTCCTACAGGTAATTCCCTTTCCCAAAAAATCAAACACTTATGACAAACCCACTCAAAGATAGCCATAATTAATCCTCCCAGTAAGGGTCGTCGTCCCTCGGAAGGGGCTCCAACTCATCAACAGTCTCCTCCTGTGGAGGCACAGGCGTCTCCTGATTGGACAGCGGCTTCAATAGGTTCGGGTCTTGACATGTATTTTTCAATGTTCTCTTGCGTTAGCGGGATTGCTTGTAGCGGTTCGTTTCCTTTCGACCCTGCCCTATACACAGTAAACCCTTTTAGGTATGGAGAGAAATCTAGAGCAGCTTTCGAAAACTGTTCTGGCGTGGCCTCCGCAGGAAGGTTAATTGTTTTTGAAATGCAGGAGTCGATATATTTCTGAATAGTAGCCTGGACTTTAATGTGGTCCTCTGGTGCTACGTCATAAGCACCAACGAACGGGGAGAGATCCATACCCTTCTCATGATACTCTTGAAAGAGAGGATCAACGACAAGAGATTCTTTCCAGACGTTAGCTTGACGATATCGCCGGTTATACATAGCGGAGAAGATAGGCTCAATCCCACTGGAAAGACCGAAAAGCATAGACGTTGTGCCACAGGGTGGGATCGTAAGCATAACTGCATTACGAACACCGTGCTTCTTGATTAGCATTCGGATACGAGCGGGGAGAGTCTTAGCGAACTCCTCATCAAGATACTTCTTGTAATCAAACTGAGGGAATGGGGCTTTGTCTCTGGCGAGATAAACCGACATCTTGTAAGCCTCGTCACGAATAGTAGAGAAAAGGCGCTCAAGGAATTCAAGGCACTTCTCATCACCATAACGGAGACCTAGCTTAATAAGCATGTGGTGAAGACCAGTAACCCCTAGACCGACTCGACGAGAACGCTCTGCAACCGTCTTGCACTCCTCAGTTGGGAACGTGTTGACCGTAAGAACATTGTCAAGGAAACGGATGCCCGTCCGAACAGTTCTAGCAAGACGCTTCCAGTCAAGGCCAGTGCCCATTCCCGTATCAGGATCCAAAGTAACCATATTGTCTAGGTTAATGTTACCTAAGCAGCAGTTGCCGTAGCTGGGTAGAGAGATCTCCCCACACGGGTTTGTGCTGTCAAGATCCTCGAAATAGCTTACGTTTGTGTAGCTATTAGCTAAATCAATGTTGTAAATACCTGGATCACCAGACTCTACAGAGTTAGTCCAGATAAGATCCCAAAGCTCACGCGCTTTCATGTCACGTTGGCCTAACATTTCGAAGGTGTCCGTCCAAGCAACCTTGTGGAAGTTCTCGGCTCTCGCCATAGCGTCATCAGGATCTAGACCAACAATACGAACTGTTTCGCCGTCACCGCTTCGAACCATGTCGTACAGGTGATACTCCTTACTATTAAATGTGAAGTGCCAGTCCTCACCCAATTCAATAGCCTCAAGGAAGCGATTGGTAATAGCAACGGAAATGTTGAAGTTGTTTAGCTGACCTTGATCAAGCTTAACCGACAGGAACTCAAGAAGGTCCGGGTGTGTTACATTAAGAATACCCATGAGAGCCGTGCGGCGATTCTTACCTGCGCGAACGTGCTCTCCCACCTCGTTAATCATCTTAAGAACACTAACAGAGCCTGGAGCAGAGTTAGCAACGCTACCGATGTTATCTCCTTTAGGACGAAGCTTAGACACGTTGAAGCCTACACCCCCACCAGCACAAGAGATACGGTACATGTCCTGTACAGTCTTACCAATGGAGTCCACGTTGTCTTCTGGGATAATGACGTAGCAATTAAGGAGGTTGTGCCTACCACGGTTACGACCAGACCCAAAAATGATACGACCCCCAGGAATAAGGTCTCCTGAGCCAATAGCATCATAAAATGCTTTTTCGATGCGCTCCTTATCCTCATCCGGTTCCGCAGAAGCAATGGTCTTAGCGATGACCCTGGCTCTTTCGCCCCACTTAGTTTCGCCGGGGTAGGCGTATCGAGATTCAAAAATTGATTGACCCAGAGGGTCGAGGTTTGCATTTGCCATATTTATTTTCCTAGAGATAGTTTAGATGTTCCGTTGGACTTTATCATAGTCACGGTGCGGGCGTTGTCCATTAAAGATTTGAGGTAATTGTTGTGAGTAATTACATACAAAGTCTTAGTCTTCTTTAATTCTGAGAGTAGTATGTAGAGTCCTTCCATTCCCTCAGTGTCTAAAGATTCTGCGATTTCATCGAAAAACATAATGTTAACGTCTTCGGTATTAGAAATCTTCAGTAGGCTTTGTAGTCCTAGCATAACAGCTAGGCTAATCTTCTTCTTCTCTCCCCCGGATAGGGAGATGTAATGAATAGTGTGAGACTTGTGGGTTATTGTCTCATTAAGAGCTTCATCGAATTCAATGAAGAACTTTCCTTGTGACAGGTGAGACAGGTAGAAGTTAACCTTGGCATTAAAATACTCAAGGACATTTCTTATAACAAATTTTACTACACCATTCTCAGAGAACGCCTTCTCCCAGAACTTCATGATCTCGTAGTTGGTATTGTAATCACCTCGCTCATCGTATACATTCTGGATCTTCTCTAGAGTCTGCTCTTTCTGGCCCTCAAGGAATCGGATCTTGTCTTCGATGGATTTGTACTCAGTGACAAGGCTGTAGTCCTTAGGATCAACTACCACTTCCTTGTAGCTTTGGTTTAGCTCCCTAATATCCCGCTGAATACTTTCAATCTCAGCGTCATACGCCGCCATTTTGTCAGCTAAAGAGCCGTCGTCCATAGCATCCTTAACCTTTTGCCCGCAAGATCTACAGGTCTTAGCTCTAGCGTCCGCTAGGAAGTCCTGTGCTCGCTTCTGCTCGCCTTTGAGCGTTCGCAGGGCGTCCTTCATCTCCCAGTCGATTCGTTGATTGTGCTCGTTTACAGCTACCACTTCCGCAAGCGTAAGATCTCTGCACTTGTCCATAAGCTCTGGATCAATTTCTTTAAGCAATCTTTTAGCTCCATTAATTTCTGCATCATAAGTCTCCACTGCACTTTGGTGCTCTTCTAGAATCGCTGTCAGCCTCTTGGACCCCTGGTTATACTCGGACTTAAGATACTTCACGGAATCACGCAAAGCAAACAGGTCATCCAGATTAAGGAAGTTCTTGATGATGGTCCTCT